GACTTTCTTGTCCCTGCTTGCCTGGTAGTTACGCTACCCAAACTACATTAAGTTGTTGAAAGCGTATGTTGACGCTTACACCAACCTCAAGGAGGTCGATGTACCATGACTAAGTCATGTGTTGTCAACTCTGCCATCGTCAACTCAATACCAATTGATAAATCTCTTAAGAGATATTTTATCAAATGGTATTCGGGTATGGTAACTGCGAATGGACTTTCTTTCGCATCATCAAAGATGAAAGACCTAAGGGAAGTTATACTTGCCTACCGGTCTGACCCGAATAGGGTTGCGAGAAGAAAGGATTACGTACAATCTTGTCCAATCCGTAAGAATTGGAGATTGTATCAGCTCTTTCAGTATGCAGATTCCCATCCGCATGCTGTGCTGAACTTCCTTAAGCTCTATCTAGGGCCTAAGGACCCAGAAGTATCGTGTGAAGAATCTTCGGATTCTATGCATGAACTTCTCAGTAGTATTACTACTGACCCAGCTCTTCCGAAGGAGTTAGTTAATTGGTTGAACCTTTTAACTAAAACCGGATTAGAGGTCAAGAAACGGTATAACTCCGCAAGGAGTAATCCCGTCGACCCTTACCACTATGTGGTAAGCAGCCATTCCATAGAGGAGTGGATGTCTTATTGGAGAACTTGGAGGGGTAGACTTCTTGGTACCGCGCAAGCGGAAAACAAGAAAGACTACAGTCTTCGTAATCTCGCTTCAGGATACGTTCCGACTCCTTCCTTATACTCAGGAGATAAGAATCAACAGCAGAAGAAATTCTCTGATGATATCTTACAATTCCTCGAGTACCTCCCAGATTACCGGGAGGGAGAAGAGACTGTGCCAATAGATGCTATGGACTGGATTATCTATGAGTTATCTCAAGACAAATCCAAAGTCTTTGCCGCCTTTGAGCTCGATGAGCTCTGGGGCGAAGCATCCTCTGAGTTTTATGTTGGAGAAATCCATCATATACCCAAGAAGGGTACAGTCAAACGAAGACCCATAGCAGCTCCCAATCGGTTGCTGCAGTATGGAATGGTTCCTTTTGGAACTTTTCTATACCGGATTCTTCGTTGTCTACCGCGGGACCATACTTTCGCTCAGCGAAAGTCAGTTCCATACATACAGAACCGCCTCGATAAAGGCCATTATGTATGTTCTGTAGACCTCTCTAAGGCTACGGACTATTTGCCTAAGAGTGTTGGAGACTACATTGTAGACTCTATCCTTCCTGATAACCTCTCTGAGGATATTCAGGTTTCCAGGGACCTTTTCGACTTTATGTCTAGAGCTCCTTGGAAAAACGGTAGTCACCTTTCATCTTGGAAGGTTGGCCAACCGTTAGGAACACTTCCCAGCTTCGGTATGTTAGGGGTAACCCATAACATACTGTTGGAGTCACTGGCTTTAGCAGCCGGTTACCTCCATAGCCCGTATACTGTCCTTGGTGATGATGTTCTTCTATTCTCTAAGAGAATGAGAAGATTATACATCTCAACTATGGACCAGTTAGGAGTGCCTTTATCACTTCATAAGTCCTACGAGCACAACTTAGTTGAGTTTGCAGGATTAGTGATGATTGCTAACCAGCCGGCCCGGTATTGTCCGGACCACCAATTGGTGAATAAATATAATTTATTCGACTGGTCACGAAACGCTGGATACTTGATATCTTTCTCGGAGCTTCCGAGTGGTATCCAGAAATGGTTAACCAGGAAAGCGACGAAAGTCTCTCTCACTGGCGGTACCCTGTACCGGTTAGCTGCGGAGTTATACTTCGCAACTTACTGGTCAGGATATGACTCCTACATGGATTTAACCATGGAAGTCTTGCCGACATACGTAAGCCTAATTCAAGACCGGGATCTCCCGGACTGTGATACGGCTTCCGGATGGAATTTAGTCAATGTTTCCACTGGGGAACAACGACTTATCCATCTTGCACGAACTCCCCTTCGTAATGAAAGGAAGCTCGAACGCAATATGAAGTACAAGCCATTATCCA